CGAATCACGCCGCACAATTCTTTGTATTTAGCAAAGTCTTCGCAAGAGCCATCCAATAGATGTCCCTGATACATTTCTATCTGTTCATCAATTTTTTCTTTAAGCACGTCAAAGACGGTTTTAGCCATTAGTCTTCCTTAGATTTTTTCTTAGCTGGCTCCGCCTGTTGTTTAGGGGGAGTAGCTAGAGTTTTCAGCGCGTCTATTTTGAGACGGTTGTTGTTTTGCTTCTCTTGGGACTGCAAGCGCATACCTTCTTTCTGCGCCTCAACGCCTATACGCTTGTCTTCCAACGCAAGCTTCGCTGCTGCGATCTTCATATCTGCCTGATCTTTAGCAGCTTTACGCTGTACTTCGGCTTGTTGCGTCTGCAACTTGGCTTGCTCAAGCTGGAACAGCGGGTCTTGTGCTTGCTGCTGCGCCTGCTGTTGAGCGGCTTCTTGCTGGTGTTGCTGGGTAAGTTGCTGTCCTGCTTGTGCAACCAGACGCGACAACTGGACTTCGATTTCTTCTGGCAACTCCTCGTCGGGAGCGGGTAGTGGGGCACCAAGCTGTTCCTCAATCTTCTTGCGGTAGCTAAATGCCAAGTGCTCCGCAATGTGCGCTTGCAGTGCTGCCATAATCTGCTGCGCTTGCGGGTTTTGACCAATCATTTGGGCAATCGCTGGGTCTTGCATCATAGCCATGTGCGCGGTTATATGCGCCTCATGATCTTGGTAGATAAACGCCTTCATTGGCTTACCAACCAATGCAGACATGTTCTCGCTGATCGGATCACGCGGTTTCTGATCTTCCGCAGTCGGTATGATCTTGTCGATGTTCTTCAGCCCTAGAACCTCCAGCATCTCCTTGTGTAGATACGGCAAGTCATAAATCTGAGGGGCAGACTGTGCCATCTGGAACGCAGCTTGGTATGTGACGATACGCTGCGCCATCGTGCTGGCGTTAGGATCAGAGACAGGGATGATGTCCACCATGTCATAGTCAGCTTGCTTGACCATGCGGGACTCATCTACATCAGGCGTGTACTCGTACTCTGTCGGGGTGTAGTCACGGATGATAGCTTTGAGGAGCTTGAACTCCATCTTCATCGCAAAGTGCACACGTGACTGAACGGCTGCCATTGGCTTTAACGTACGCTCCAAGAGAGCCAACGTTGTGCCTACTGGAGCTTGCGCCGACATGTCGCTTATGTTCATGTCGCTAATTGCACCCAGCCTACGGCCTTCTTCGGTGATTTTTTCTAGCAGTGCCGACAGAACCTGTGACGGTTCTTTGTACGGCATCAACATGATGTTGTCTTTAATAGTGCCGCTGGGCAAGTCAACATCCTTGAACTCACCCGGGCCTACAGGGGTGTCGTCACCCTTGATCCGCAGCCCTCGGGCTTTCAGTCCTCCCGGAAGATTAGATAGAGTTCCTGCATCCACAAGTTGTCGGATAATGCTTGTTCCAGCGCGAGCATACCCGCCAATAATGTGAATAAGTCCAAGGCCATAGAAACCAAAACCGGGGATATATACATAGTGTACGAAGTGGTTGCGCTTAAGACGTAGCTCATCATCTTCCTCCCAGTTACGGCGGATAGCCAAAACCTCTTGAGTCCCGCGCTCGATAGTTACAACGTATGGGACGGCAATATCATCGTCCCCTTCTTCTGCACCCTCGATAATCAGGTCTGCATGAATCTCATACAACGTATAGCGGTCGTCATCCGTGATAGTGTAGCCACCCTCTTCCGCTTTCTTCTTCTCGATGTCGGTAGGGAATGACTCCGGCTCGCCCAAGTCCACGTCACGATAAAAGCCTGAAAGCTGTAGCTTCTTTAGCTCGTTCTTGGTCTTGCGCATGACGTGGGTAACACGCTCTGCGAACTCGATATGTGACGCGCCATACGGCACGATCACATCTTCAGCGGATATATAAATAGAGACTTGACGCCCAATGTTGGGGTCAAAGTAGACTTTCTTAAACGCAGACCCCGCCAGACCTAGGGAATACAACATGCGCTCGTGCTCTGAGCGGTACTCCACCATCTGTTCCGTCAGCTTGTAGTTCATGTCATTCTGAACTCGCTTGGCTGCGTCTTCCTTGATCTTGTCTATCGCCCCGACAATTTTTGTCTTAACAGGGCCACCAGCGGGAAATGTCTCCGACATTGTTTCCGCTTGGAAGCGGATCGCTGCTTCAGCTAGGACTGTAGAGTACACACCGCAAGCATCTTCCCACGGCTCGGTGCGCTCTTCGTACTTGAAACCCAGTACCTCCAGACCCTTAACGTAGGTGTCCGCCCAATCTTTACGTGCGGAAATGTCGGCGTCTACATACTCTATAAGCTCGCCAGCAAGCTGGTTTAGGACGCCTTCGTCTAGCGTTTCTGCCAGATTCTCGTCAAACTCGCCCTTACTTTTCGACTTCTCTTCCTTCTCCAGTACTACCTCAACTGTACCGTCGTCATTAAATACGAGGTCAGGAGGAGCGCCTTCGTCCAGAATATCGATCTCGATCTCGTCCTGCACCACGCCTTGCGGGGCTGTATATATAGACTTGCTTATGCTGTTAGACGCCATACCGGCTCCTTAATAATATCCACCGCGCTTGCGGCTTTTGAAATATTTAATTTCATCAGGTTCGTCGGAAGGCAAGCGGATAAACCCGCCGTTTCTAAATCTCATCAAGGCCATGACAGTGGAGTCAACCAAGTCATCGTTAGATACAAACGGGAACCCGGCGATCTCCTCAACTACCTCTTCTGCCCAGCGCGTCTCGGGAACCCAACACAATCCCGATCTCACAATATCTGCAACGGAGTTCAGACGCGCCATCTTGTCGCCTGTCCCGCGATGCGGGGTATACTCTTGCACCGGAATTCCCATCCTGCGCAACTCTTGGTATAGCTGCGTACCGGCACTTTTCTTCTCTACAATAAACGAGTCCGGCTCCCACTCTTTCCACTCCTCCAACGCCAAAGTCTTCAGTTCAGGGAACTCCAACCGTTTCTTTATGCTGTTAAGAAGGATGAGATGGTAAGCGCCCAACTCTTCGTTTAAGAACACACCCCAAGTTGTTAGTGCTGTGAAGTCCGCCCGGTTGTGCGACTCCGCCGCAGCATCCAATGACATAATAATATATTCGCAGGAGGGTGGGCTATCCTTTTCCCATATCTGCCACCACTCCCTTTTTACTAACGCCGCCTCTTCAGCGGTGGGGTTCTGCTGGTACTGCGCGTTCCACTGGAACACCGGCATAGACGCCTTTGTTCGCAGCAGGGCAGGGATGTCGAAGAACTCAGGCCATAATGCCTTTTCAGTAATTTTTGACGTCTCTTTGTCTTTAATCTCTAGGATTGCCGGGAACTCGACCACGTTGTACTGGTCAGCGTTCTCGTTGTGCATGTCCTTTAATACCCGTCCCGTGAGATCATCGAGGTGCCATCGGGTTTGTATAATCGCCACCCGTCCTCCGGACATGAGACGAGTTCGAGCGCCGTAGGTAAACCACTCGTACGCCTTATCAAAGACGTCAAAGTTTCCATTGATAATGTCTTGCTCGTTATGTGGGTCATCGACGAGTAGTAAATCCGCGCCTCGGCCTGCAAGTGCCGACCCAACGCCGCAAGCAAAATATTCTCCGCCCGCGTTAGTGTTCCACCGTCCCGCACTTTTTGAATCAGCAGCAAGGTAGACGGTTGGGAAAATCTTTCTATACGGGTCAGAGTCAATTAGATTCCTCACTTTCCGACCAAAATCCACCGCCAAATCGGTCGTATGGGACACCATAAGTACCTTTTTATTCGGGTATCTGCCGATAAACCAAGCGGGGAAATAGATAGAAACAAGCTGGGATTTGCCGTGGCGAGGGGGCATATTGACGCAAATACGGTCTTTTTTACCCTCTGCGATGTCCATTAACAGGTTCGCCAGTATCCTGTGGTGCTTACCGACCTTGTAATCGGGCTGCATAGCCCTACAAAACTCAATTAAGTCGTTCCTAGCAGCCTCAGAACGCTTTCTTTCAGCCAAAACTTCCGCAATTTCGAGTATTTCCTGCTGTTCAGCCGCGTCAAAGTCGTCAAGATTCTGCAAAAGCAGGTCAATATCCGCGTCTTCTAACTCGATACTCACTGTTGTACCTCATCTTGGACTGTTTTTACGCCCAATTCGCGCATTTCTACGTCGGTGACCTCAATTTCATTGGCTTTTTTACGTAGTAAAGCGAGCTTTTCTTGCAAATTGGACTTCAAATCGTCTGTAGAACGGTGTGTAACCGTCACTTCCGAGCGGTCTGTAAACAGACCTACGTCGGAAATCTTGCCCAGTAGTTCCAACGCTTTGATCCGAACTCGCGGGTCAGGGTTGCTTGTCTCTAGTATGAGTTTGTTCGTTACTAGGTGCCGGATTTGAGTAGCTTGCTTAACTACTGCGTGGCTAAAGTCTTTTAGAGTCTCATGTACTCCCACCAAAACCGCAGGGGGCAGGTTAGAGAACTTGGCCGTGGTTAGGATTTCGTTAGTTTTAGCTTCGTCTTCTGCAAACGAGTTAACGATTGTAGCTATTCGTGCTCTGTCTGCCGCGTCTGGTTCCAGTACTTCTTCTGGCAGGCCATGTTCTTTTAAGACTTCTATCGTGGCACATGCAGCAGCCGCCCTCTCGCGTAGTTCCGCGTAAGGTATGGGTGTGAACGGCATCTCTATGCCGATGTCGGGGGTACAAGTGATCATGTCGCAAACACAACGGGTTGTGTTGAAGGCCCGAATTTAACATAAAAAATAAAATTTGCAACGGGGGTACTAAAAAAGACAAGGGGG